ATGAATAATCAGCGAAAATATTATATCTTAGACAAAAGGTACAATCCTAATAATACGCCAGTAGAAGACATTATCAATACAAAGATTGAGCAATACTCGGACAGTAGTGAATTCGCAAAAAAATGTTCAATTCATCAGATTGATATAAAATGGTAGTGGGATGAGAAAATTGGGATTTAAAATACCGCTGGCGCAGCCTTCAAGGAATCACGGGGTCGGTTCTTGAAGTGATCATTTATTGTAATTAAAGAAAGCTGGGGATGGTTCTGAATGATCCACTTCTAGTGAAAACATTTTATGTTATTAAATAATAAGAATAATACAATGAAAAAGACCACATTACTATTATTGCTGCTTAGTCTCGTAACTGTTTGCGAGGCACAAAATAAGTATTGCCTGTCGTATTTGGACTACTTGACTGATACATGGTTCCCGTTAGAGCAACTGAGGTTTGAATACCGCTCGGGTAACAGGTCACTATGGTGGGGAGGCTCTAACTTTAAACCCAGAACAGGGGATAAGAAAACAGACAAGCTGCTCAAGAAGTAAGGGGGGCAAAACGAAATGTGGAAAAGGTTGGATGAGGTTAGAATGTGGTGAAAGCCTTGTAAACAAAGGAGTTGAGAGGTGTTGAGGCTTGATGTGAGCTGGACAAAACGCAGAAACGAAATGTAACATTGGCTTTACGTTTGCTTTACGTTTGAGGTGCGTTTGAACGGTGTTTTAGAGGTGAAATGTAACATGGCGGTCTTGACGGATCGCTTTTTTTGTGCGTGTGCTTCTGGATGAGGCTGAACGGACGGCACAGATGGGCTGCAATGCCTTTGTAGGCTTGTTCTGAGGCGTTTTCTACACGCGCACGTGTGATTACCTATAAAAGACTATAAAGAGGCTCTGAGGGCGCTATAACATAGCCCCATACAGAACGGATAGATGAGACCATTTTCGTGACTTCGCGGAGATGGTCTTTTTTATGCCCGAAAATAGGGTTAGGGTGACAGTTAGGGTGACGTTTAGGGTGACAAAAAGAGGTCTGCAAAAACGAAATGTATTGGATAGCGTGACATTTAGGGTGACACATTTAACACTTTTGCAAGTTGTTTCGTGTGGCAAACGGGTCTGAAACGGGCAAAAAAACGGCTCTTTTTCTCGTATTCAAGGGGCGAAATACATGGAAAAAGAGCGTTTTCGAGGGGCAAAATTCACAAAAAAGTGCCTATTTATAAGGGTTTGCGAGAATTGACGTGAAATTTGGATGCGCTTTTCGTTTAGAAGAAACGTGCAATGGAGCCAAGGACTTCAAAGACGCGAATGATCCGTGAGATGGGAAACTCCTGTTCGTCGAAGTCCTGATTGATGGGGACATACCGGAGCACATCGGAGCAGGAACCACGACGCAGGATCTTGATGGTGCGGATAGTATCGAGCACAACCGCGTAGATCTCTCCATACTGAATATCATTGATGGAACATTCACGGAGAGCTATGATGTCACCATGATTTATTTTCGGTTCCATTGAGTGGCCCGTGACATTGCACCAGACGGATGCTTTCTCGAAGCCTGGTACCAGAACATTGCAAGCCGGTAGCGTAGTCTGGTCATTGAAGATCTCGCTGAAGCCACCGATGAAGTCCACATCGAAATACGGTTTGCCTACACTTGGATCGTAGCTCACCTTTGCAGGTTGGTCATCACCTCTTAACATTGGGCCTTCACCAGAAACAAGCCATGAGGGGGATAGTTCTGGATAAACATTGAGGATATTTTCTAATTTATCGGTACCGATTGCCCCACCGCTCCTTAGAGACTTGCCAAAAGAAGCATTAGACATTCCAATGCTCTTTTCAAAGGCACTTACAGCAATGCCTTTGTAATCGATAAATTGTTTAATTCTGTCTAAAATCATACTTCAATTCTTAAAAAAATTACTCCAACTGAGAAAAAATCCTCAAAAATATTTTGTTATTAGGAAATTTCCTCTTACCTTTGCAGGCGTATTCATTTAGTGAACGGCGCGACAAAGGTACGAAATAATCCTGAGAAGCGAGCAAAAACGGAGAAATTTAACAATAAAAACGAAGAAATATGTTACAGAAAGAATTTGAAGAGCGCATTGGTCGCTCAGTGACAGAACAAGAGTATGTTGAGGCAGATGCAGTGTATATGGCAGCTGGTGACATGGACAAGGATGAGTTTTGCCGTGAGTGGTTGAAGATTGGTAGCAGCCGTTTGGTGAGATGCCTTGCAGAGACGGCCCATCAAAAGGGCAAGAAGGTTCAGGAACTGGAGCTGCTTCACAAAGAGGCAGTGGAGATTTGCAGTGATGCTGCTGATGCTATGCTGGAGATAGAACAAGGCTTGCTTGATGGTGAAGAGCACACTGCGAGAGAGGTGTTTGCTGCTGAGCTGCTTGACCGCAAGGCATGGTGGCTGGTAGGAGCCAAGGAGGTTGTGCTTCGGAAGATCAAGATGGGCATGGCTCTGACAGAGAAAGACAAGAACTATATCAATGAACACTTAAAATAAGGAGGTACGAACATGAACAGACGTATTGTGATGGATCGCGGTAATGTGGTGAAGATTGCCAAGACTATGAACTGCACCCGTGAAATGGTAAGCAAGGCCCTGAACTTTAAGAAGGACTCTATGCTGGCACGCAAGATCCGCTATGTTGCCAAGGAGCAGTATGGCGGCATTGAGATTGGTAACGTAAGATAACAGCCGCTATGTCATAGCGACAAACTTAACAAGAAGACTTATGACTATGAAGATAATGAAAGCAGCCGTTAGGTTTTTGATAGCCTTTGTAATGGGCCTCATCTATATGTGGTTCCTGTTGAGCTTCAAGTGGAGTCTTGACGATATGTCAACGATAGAGAAGGTGGTGGGCATCGTTTACGCAATCGTGATGGTGCCAGGTTACTTCAAACTGACAGAGGTGATGAGGTTGCGTTGACAAAGCAACATACAGAACACAGAACAACGGAGTGAGCAACTATGGAATATTACAATAGAACATTGTGCGTAACCTTTGACGAGCTGACCAATGGTGACAGTCCTATCATCAAGGCTGACACCTTACGTCAGAACATGAAGCGTGGCAACATCCAGTGTGCGCGTCAGGGCAAGGGTGAAGGCAATTATGCTCTTTATGTATATGCGTCGCTCCCTATGAAGTACAGACTAATGTTTGAAGCTAAGTACGGAAAGCCAGCCGATGTGCTGAAAGCCCAGGAGTTGAAGGAATGGGTGAAGGAAGATGATCAGGCCCGTGCTTTTTACGAGGCGTTTGAGTATGATTTGAACGGTGTTCAAACGCGACTGAGCCAGAAGTTAATAGATGAGTACACACAGAACGCCAGCGTGCTGCGCCTGCTATGGGAGCGCATGAATGAGTTGACAGCCACGACACACGCCCTTGGCGGTGGCAGACGCGGCGACCTGTGGGACATCGTCTTCACCCAAAGCGAGAAACTGCGCGAGGTGACAGGCCACACGCTGCCTAAGAACCTGGCACGTCTGAAAGAGAAGATGAGCCAGTTCAAGAAAGACGGGTACCAGTCGCTGATCAGCGGCAAGGTGGGCAACAGCAACACCCTGAAACTGACAGCTGAGGCACAGCAGCGTCTTATTGCCCTGAAGAGGTGCAAGGTTCCTGTCTATACCGACAGTCAGATCTTTGCCACCTTCAACCAGGAGTGCGAGGGCAAGGGCTGGAAGCCATTGAAGAGCATCAGGAGCCTGAAAACTTGGCTGGAGCGTGCCGACATTGAACCATTGTGGCATGATGCCGTATATGGCGAGATGAGCGCCCACCAGAAGTTTGACCGCAGGCACAAGACTCAGTTGCCGACGATGCGTGATGCCCTCTGGTATGGTGACGGTACGAAGCTGAACCTGTACTACAGGGATGAGGACGGCAAGGTAAGGACTACGAGCGTGTATGAGGTGATAGATGCAGCAACAGAGGTGTTCCTTGGCTTCTGCATCAGCGACACTGAGGACTACGAAGCGCAATACATGGCCTACAGGATGGCTATTCAGGTGAGCGGCCACAAGCCCTACGAGATTGTGCATGACAACCAAGGCGGCCACAAGAAAGCGAACAGCAGCGGCATGTTGGATAAGATATGCCACATCCACAGAACCACAGCCCCGTACAACGGTGCCTCTAAGACCATTGAGAGCGTTTTCGGCAGGTTCCAACAGCAGGTGCTTCATAAGGACTGGCGCTTTACCGGTCAGAACATCACCGCCAAGAAAGAGAGCAGCCGCCCGAACATGGAGTTTATCGAGGCCAACAAGGATAAGCTCTACACCCTTGACGAACTGAAAGCCGCCTATCTGAAAGCCCGTACCGAGTGGAACGAGATGGCACACCCTGCAACCGGTGAGCAGCGCATGAAGATGTACCAGGAGAGCGAGAACCCTGAAACGCCTGTAGTGACCGCCAGCGACATGATAGATATGTTCTGGGTGACATGCGACAGGATGAGCACCTTCACCAGCAGCGGCATCGAGATAACGGTTAAGGGCAAGAAGAGAGTGTATGAGGTGATGAGTGAGCCAGGAGTGCCCGATATTGAGTGGCGCAGGAAACACACCTATCAGAAGTTCGTGGTGAAATATGACCCCTACGACTTCCAGAGCATACGCCTCTACTGGAAAGACAAGGCAGGCGAGTTGCGCTTTGAGCGCGTGGCAGAGCCTTACATTGTCATCCATCGTGCCATTCAGGAGCAGGCTGAGGGTGAAGCTACCTTCATCAGGCAGCAGCAGAAAGCCACTGAGGAAAGCCGGATAGAACGTCAGGTAGCAGCCAAGGCCATTGAGTATGCCGAAGGCGTAGCACCTGAGCAGCACGGACTCAGCACACCAGACCTGAAGGGAGTGACCGCAGACGTTCAGAGGCAGATAGACCGCAGGACACGGAAGTATAGCAAGGAGCCTGAGGAACTGAGCCTTGGCAGAGTGACAAAGAAGGTCAGCAAGATGGACTGGAGTGACCTTGAAGAGCAGCCCATCGTGGTTGACTTCAAGAAGGTAGCAGGAAAACTATAAAACTGAATTTTTAAGCATAAGAGACATGGAACAGAAACAGAAAGAATTGATTGCACAGCGTCTGAGGGCGTATGTAGCAAAGTACCGCAGCCAGAACAAGGCAGTGGGCAGTCTGAAAGGAACAAGCGCCGGAACAGTGAGCAACATCCTTAACGGCAAGTGGGAAAACATCAGCGAAGAGATGTGGAAGAAAATAGGCGACCAGGTAGGCACCTCCAGCAGCGAAGACGGCTGGCAGATTGTCGAGACTGGAGCCTATCAGGAAATCACATACGCCCTGAACGATGCCCAGGAGTATAAGAACGTGACTTGGGTAGTGGGTGAAGCCGGATGTGGCAAGACCACTACTGCCAAGCTCTACGCACAGGAGCACAAGGAAGTCTTCTACCTGCAATGCTCAGAGGACCTGCACAAAGGCGAGTTCGTGAGAGAGATTGCCCGTCTGGTAGGCATCCGCACTGAGGGCTACACCGTCAGAGGCTTGTGGACTGCCATCCTTGACAACCTCATTCAGATGGATGCGCCCCTGTTAATCTTCGACGAAGCAGACAAACTGACCGAAAGCGTGTTCCACTACTTCATCAGCCTTTACAACAAGCTGGAAGACAAGTGTGGCGTGGTGTTCATGAGCACGGACTACATCATCAAGCGCATAGAGAAGGGCCTACGCTGGCAGCGTCCCGGATATAAGGAGTTTTACAGCCGTATCGGTAGGAAATACTTTGAGCTGGAAGACACAACCGCCAACGATGTCTATGCCATCTGCACAGCCAACGGTCTGAGAGACCGCAAAGACATTGACGAAGTAATCAAGGATGCAGAGGAATGTGACTTTGACCTTCGCAGAGTCAAGAAGAGCATCCACAGGGTAAAACGTTCTAAGGCAGCATAAGACTATGGGCAGAGCATTGACAGTAAAAGAAGTATTGAACAAGAAGCGTCAGACCTTCCCTTTTGAAAGGGAATGGGCTGATGCCTTCGCCCAGCCAGAGCGCACAGGCGTATGGTTCATCTGGGGACGTTCAGGCAACGGCAAGACCTCGTTTGTGATGCAACTGATAGCTGAGCTTTGCAAGTATGATCGTGTTGCCTTTGACAGTATGGAAGAGGGTGACAGTCTTTCAATGCGTCAGAAGTTGGTTCGCGCCGGTCTTAGTAAGGTGGGCAGCCGTTTCCACTTGCTGAATGCCGAGCCTATCAGTGACCTGAGAGAGCGCCTTGCCCGTCGCAAGAGCTATAACATCATCGTGATTGACTCGTTCCAGTACACCCAAATGAGCTACAGAGACTATATCCAGTTCAAGGAGCAGTTCAAAGACAAGCTCATCATCTTCATCAGCCATGCGAAGGGCAGTTTTCCAAGAGGCAGCGCAGCAGAGGGCGTGATGTATGATGCCACCTTGAAGATATGGGTGGAAGGTTTCAAGGCTTTCTCTAAGGGCAGGTTCATCGGACCTACTGGAGAGTTCACCATCTGGGATGAGGGAGCAGCACGTTATTGGGGAGAAAAATAAACAGAAGGAATATGAAAAAAGAACAGATACAAGAATGCTGCTATGATTTAGGCAAGCAGCCGTATGAAATACCTGACAGTTATGGTGAGGGTATTGTCGGCAAAGAGTATTACACGGCCAAAGAGAAAAGACCGCGTGAGGTCATGTTGGAAATAACAAGCTTTCGTGGTATATGTGGGGGGGCGGTGCATTACTACGGTACATTGAAAGCATACAGACCAAATATTCATAAAGAGGGGTCGAATTACTGCCATAGTGGATATTTGGGTGACGACACCCCACTTTTTAAAGACCTTAACATCGTCATCGAGCTTTGGCGATATATTACAGAAGAAGAATATAAAACTGACCCCGACCGTTACAATGAAGATATGAAAGTAACAAATGGCTGGTATGAAAAATCCCCTATTATCAAGTTCGCCAAAGAGGTGTTTAAGAAACGCTTTAAGGGCGATTGGAAACTGATTATAAAGGATTATACTAAATAAATCTATTGCAATGAGTAAGAAAGTATATATATCGGGCAAGATAGGCGAAGAGGTCCTGAGTGAGGAAACACGCAAGAAATTCGCCAGCGCAGAGAAGTTCCTGAAGGCAAAGGGATATAAGGTATTCAACCCTACCACAAGCGGCTACGGCAAAATAGCGGAGAATACGGCAAAGGCTAATGGCACAACCTTCTACAGGGAGATACTGCTGCTTGACATCATGGCATTACAACAGTGTGACATCATTTGCCTACTGCCTGACTGGGATGAAAGTCCAGGAGCAAAAGCAGAGTTGTATTTTGCCGAGGCCATAGGTCTAAAGGTAAAACAAATGATAATGTTCGGCAATAAAGCATTAAGTTGGGTATGAGTAAGACAAAGCAAGTATTGGAATTGAGCAGCCCCAGCATGAAGACCAAGCATGAACGATTGACAGGGCTTGTGCAACAGTGCAACTACTGTTGTGGGAACGGTTGGTTCTGGCAGCGTGACGGAGCCTATAACTCAGTGAAAGCCCCTTGCCCCATGTGCGAGGGAACCGGTAAGATGCAACCAGTAATAACCATAGATTGGAAACCAGTATGTCAGGACAAGTAAACAACTTCGCACGGTTCTACACCCTTCTGAACCGTATGCCCTATGTAGGCGACAAAGAAGAGCTGAAGCGTGACTTGGTGCTTCAAGGTACCAACGGACGCACCAACAGCCTCAGAGAGGTAAGCAAGAAGGAATATGCAGCCATCTGTGAAGCGATGGAACGCGTTGCCCCTGGCAGTGATCGAGAGAAGTTCGTAGAGCAGCGCAGAAGGTCACGGAGTATCTGCCTGAAGCTATTGCAGCAGATTGGCATTGACACTACATCCTGGCAAGCCATCAATACCTACTGCAAGAGCCCGAAGATAGCAGGTGCAGAGTTCCGAGACCTGAGCATTGATGACCTTGACCGGCTATCCTTGAAACTAAGAATGATATTAAAGAAACAGAGTGATAAATAACTATTTCAGTAACCCATTAAAAGTATTAAGACAATGGCAACAAAAAGAAAAAAGAAGACTGTTATCACCGGTGTAACCCGTGAGGCAGCAGAAGAGGCATTTGGAAAGTACGCTAAGGCAGATGCCCAGATTGAGAAAATCAATGCAGAGATTGACCTGCAATGTGCTAAGATCAGAGAGAAGTACCAGCAGAAGCTTGGCGAACTTGCGTGCGACCGTGAATGTGCGTTTGACACTCTCCAGGCATTTGCCACTGAGAACCAGGTAGACCTCTTTACGAAAAAGAAGAGTCTGGACATGGCTCACGGTACCATCGGCTTCCGCACCGGCACCCCAGCGCTGAAAACCCTCAAAGGTTTCACATGGGCAAGTGCTCTGACGCTGGTCAAGAAGTACATACCAGACTATGTGCGCACAAAAGAAGAGATTGCTAAAGACAAGTTGCTTGCCGATCGCGAACTGGAGACAGTAGAGTTCATCGAGAATGAAATCACCAAGAAGCGCATACCGATGTGCGATGCAATGGCCGAGTGTGGCATCATAGTAGCCCAAGACGAGACTTTCTATGTAGAGCCTAAGAAAGAGGATGCGGACCAATAAAAAGTGGCTCAGAAGGCTCTAAAACGGCTTTTTGTACTTAATGTGAACTGAAAATGAGGCATTCCATAGAGGATGCCCCATTTTTTTACGCACAATATGCAAAAAAATGTGTAATTTTGCAGCAGCATGGCCAAAGGAAGAAACAAAGAACTAATCTCCAGCAGGGACCTCAGATTGTTTGAGCGCTACTATTATTGGACGGAAGTTCGCCGGCTTCGTTTTGATGATACCATCAAGAAGTTGAGCGAAGAGGAGTTCTTTATCTCAGAAAGCCGTGTGATGCAGATTGTCCGCAAGATGATACAAAGCGGTGCCACTGTTGACGGGAAACACATCGAGCGCCCCTTGTTTACTGGCTTTAAGGTTGTGGCGAAAGCCTCTCTACCGAAAGCACAACCTTACGTGGAGCGGCAACTTTCTCTGTTTCCTGAATAATGTCCGTAGCGGCAACTGAGTATAGCATTTCATATACCTTGATGCCGTGACTCCAAGTATAGAAGCGTGACTTCTCACGTATAAGTTCCCCATCCTCATCAGGACGGTAGCCCTGCAAGATCTTTTGAAGCTCTTTGACCATTTCAGCCCTCTCCAGCGTTTTTTCTTCCGTTCCTGAACCATAGTGGGTGTCATCATAGCAGTCAATGACCAGACGCACGTTGACCTTCGCTTTTCCCTTCTGGCTCTTACCGCTGAGATTAGACCATTCCGTTTCAGGGATGTCGATGAGCACACAAGGGAACGTGACAGGATAAGTGTCAACATCCTCTTTGTCGATAGCCTCCAGTTGTCCGTAGTCTTCATCAACCAGGGAGAGTGAAGGCATATTCTCCTTGATGTGGTCAATGAGATGATAAAGCAATAATTCCATCTTTTATTTTTTGAATAGTGTCGTTAATGAGTTTGTTTACTTTCACGCGCAGTTCCGCAGAGTCACCCATGAACTGGCGTTGTGGGATATGAGCATGGACGGTGACGTTCCGCTTCTTGGTGAGAGCAAGCCCCTTCCACATACCAGCCTCAGCAGGCAGTTCCTTCGGGAGTTTGCCTTTGCCCTTGATGCCAGCAAGCGAATAGACCATGTGCCAGGCATACTTCCGCATCCGTTCTGTGACAGTTGGATGTGTAGTGATGTCGCCCCCGTCATTGTGGATGGCAGCATAAGGAACAGGGTCTTCGATGGTGACTTGCCCAGGAGAGGTTGATGCCTGGATAGAACGCATCATGTGGTTTCTTCTGGAGGTCAGCGGTCCATACTTCGCATCAGGAGAGTTGGAGTCCTGGCGGCGTGTCCGTTTCCAAGGGTGCAGTCCATTGTCAAGCCAGCCCCCATCACGGAAGTTCTGCTTGAAGTGGTTTACTGCCACCACACCGACCTTTCGAGGCAGCTTGTCATGAACTTCTTTGATGATGTCATCCTTGGCTTTCATGACCAGTTTTTCTATGTCTCTTGCATCCATTGGCTATACGTTTATAGGCCCTGCGGAAAACCGCAGGGCACAGTGGTTATTTAGGCATTGCTGTGTAGAGCGCCATTTCACGGAAGTAGTCAGCATCTTTGTTCACCTGCTTGGTGCTTATCCAGAACTTGATCTGCTTCATAGAAACGACAGTTGGTTTGCCCTTGAAGTTGAGCACTAAGAACTTGCGGCGTTGCTCGTTGGCGAGCTGCTGAGCCTTTTTGATGGCATTCTTTTTTCTGACGTTAAAGAGCCAATTTTTGAAGAAAATGATAATTTTTTCCATGTTTTGTTTGTTATTTGAAAATAAATGTGTATATTTGCGGCAGAAAATAGTTCCTTATCTATGCCAGATTGTATTTCTGGCCGTGATTTGGGGCTATTTTCTTTTTAGCCCCTTTAAGATGTTTGGTCCATCTGATATACTATATAGTATTTTGCTTCCATCCACGTATTCTTTCACAATTATCCATGTCTTATCTCCTTGAATAGATGTTTCAAACAAGTGCACCCATTTTGAGCCAGGTTTTTCACTTATGTCTTTTTTCCATCCGAGATAAGTTGACTCTTTCAGGACCCTATCTATATAAAGTATCATTCTATTCTTCTCAGCAAAGTGGATATGCGGCTGGTTCGTCCACTCGTCTATGCTTCTGCGCGAGATACTTATTTCACCCTCTAATTTCTCATGTGATATAGTAGAACCTTGAAGAGCCTTTCGAGCTTCTTTCTTAATCTCAGAAACATGGCTCCTTTCAGAACCATACAAACAACCATCAATGAATGGGCAGTTATAGCAGTCCTTTTCCCTGTTCAGGAACAAAGCTTTGAGACGGTTGGTGAAGCCACCCTTCTTATATGCGAAACAATGGCTGCAATCGCTTGGGAAATATGGGTGTTTGTCTGAGAATGTATGACCGTCTTTGCCCGGATTGTTTTCAAGTCCACGTTGCGGCTGTGTGGGTTCCAAGTCAGCGGGACGCACTACAGGCTCATCGGTAGCCTCCAATGAGCACTTGCAGTTCCAACGGTCGCCAGGATGATGCTCTTTCCAGAATGGATCATCGACGGGCAAGGTGAGCTTCATGCGCCAGTAGGCAGCGTGTGTGCTTTCCGGCTCTGGTGAAGTCGTAGGCATCCATCGAAGGTTTGGGAAGATGTCTTTGTTACGTTCAAACTCCTGCCAGTCAGCAGCTGCATGTGCTCTTATAACAGCTGTGTCGTACTCTGTGCGCAACCACGCACCCACCTGATGGGAAGATATAGAAGATACGTCACGCAGCCACTTGTCAAACGATTTGAGGTTACCGCTGGCATCAAAGAGCTTAGCGGCCATGTCCTCACCCATCTGATGCACCTTGAAGGCGGCAAACACCTCATTGGAGTGGCGCAGGTTCTGATAGAAGAGGCGGTCGTGTGTTGGTGGTGTCTTCGCCTGAGAAAGTCCCTCTACGGTTCCTTCATTGATGACACGCAGCACCTCACGCCAGATGGTCGGCTCAATCTCGTTTGAAGTGTCGAAGCCGTTATATACCTTTTTCAGGAACTGGTTGAGGACATTGGCATCAAAGCGGATGGAGTTTTCAAACCTGGTACCACTGCAACATGAGCAACCATGATGGTGCTCCCCATAATAGAGCGAGTCAATCAGAAGTCGGTGTCCGCCCCGGTGTTCGGGGCTATTCCGAAAAAACGGTTCAAGATGTTTTTGAACGCTTTTTTATTACCGTTCAAAGGCTGCTTCCCATCTTCATCACCAGAGTCATTGAGTGCCTTCCGGACAGCCTCTTTGTTTGCCTGTGCCTCAGCCTTCTGTTGGTCGTAGTCCTTTGGCTTCTCTACGCCGAAAGTCTCATAGAGCCAATCATCATCCATTGGCAGACCCATAGACTGGAGCTTCTGAACGATGTCGATTTGCTGGGAAGGAATGATCTTGTCTTTCTTGGCATAGACAAACTCCCCACCCTCTACATTGAAACCAAGGCTTGCAAAGATAGGACGCATCTGATAGTTCAGGATGTCCAGGATAAACTCACGGTCATCCGTGTTCATGTCATCCTCTTCCTCCTTGTGAACTTCACCCAGCGCCTGTGTGCCTGTTTCCTTCGCGTCAGTTGTGAGCGTGTTGCCCAGAATACGGATTGAGATCTTGCTATCCCAATAGTCTGCAAATGTTTTGTAGAGGTCACTGGAGCCAGTCTTGTTGCCTGCCTCAATCAATGTCAGTTCGCTATCCTTCGGGTGGATATAGACAGCATTGGAGCCTTGCCTTCTGGCATCTGCAATAAGGCGCTTGCGTGCTGCTTCGTCACCTGCATCATAGGTATATTCTCTTATAGGCATACCGAAGATGTTGCAGAACTGAGCCCAGTCTGCCATATCGCCACGTTTGTAGAGGACAGCCGGCATGAGTTCCGCGAAGATGCCCAACCCTCTCTCTGTACCGACAAAGAGGCAGTTAGGGAAGTTCTCGATGGGGATGCCCTGCTGGTCGCCCTGGAACTTCAAGAGCTGCTTCTGCACAGGGTCATAGTGCTTGCGGTCAATGAGGTCGTAGCGGATGTTCCCCTCTTCATCGAGGTAGAACTGCACGAGGGTAAAGCCCCACATCTCTGCCATGACGAAGTCCTTGCGCAGCTGCTTGAACCAAGGGGAACGCAACTGTGCATTGATGGTGTCATCAGGTTCACCGTTCCGCTGGAACTCAATAGGCAGGCGTGTGACACCTCTGAGGCGCTTTGCCAGGACACCTGACAGGTGCAGGTCAAGCAAGGCAGACTCGTACATGTCAAACAGACGTGTGCGGTTGGAATAGTCAATGCTCTTTGCCAGCGTGACAGAGCTCATGTAGGCATTCATGTCGAAAAGGAAAATCTCCGGCATCTGTAGCACCACATCCGGCAATCTCTGACCGGTGGGAACGCGCATACCACCCTGAGTGATCTGCTTGGTGCTGTTCCTCTTATTCTTAATCTTATTCATAGTCATTTATCTGAATGTAGGTCTTATATCGTCAGCCTGTATCTGCCAGGGGGAATTGTCGCCAAGTTCCTCAGCTGGAAGTAACGGTGCCCCGTCGATGGTGATGTCACCCTTCATGACACCTTTGAGCCATTCGATGGCGCGGTCATATCTATCCTGTCTTATCTTGGCAATCTTATAGGGATTGTGCTGACAGAAAATGTGATATACAGTGATGTCAATGGCAAACATGAGAATGAGCGCATGGCGGTCGGTTCCTGTTGCTGAAAAGATGGCATCACAGTCATACGCCTTGTTCAGATAAGAGCGCATTTCCGAAATGGCTCTGTCCTCACATATCTCTATGATCTGAGGGTCATAGGATGCAGAGTCCTTCCGCAGGAGTGAGTCAAGTATCTCCTTGTGGATGGTAGCATCATAGTCTGTGGTATTGATGAAATTTGCCATAGTTACATTCTATATGGGTTTTGTTCGTTAAGTTCCTTGTATGAGATAGTGACAGCCGGTTGCAGTTCGGCAGTCTTTTCAGCAATGATGGTGAAGCCACCTTCGATGCAGTCAGGACCATCAGCATTGTAAGGCAGGTGCATTTCAAAGAGCTTGAACTGATTGATGAGCTCCTGCATGTGCGGGTTGTCCTGTTCGTCTTCATTGAATATCCAAGCTCCGTTTCTGTCAATCGGTTCCAGGTTGGCTTCAATACGAGTGGCCTTGTCTGTCTTCTTGCGCTCGTCTCCTTTGATGTAGAGGTCACGCTTGCGCTTCTTGCACTCATCACGAAGCAGCGGTTTGAATACCTGGTTGAAGAAAGGATCTTGCAGTTTGTTGTTCTCCATGTAGCAATAGACGTTGGTCTTTCCTGCTACATAGTCCATCAGGTCGAAGTACCATGAAATGAAGGTCGCGTTCAACTCACGGGCAAGGAAGCCTTTGATGACATAGAAAACGCCCTTATACTTACCCACAAGCCAAAGTGCCTTTGTACTGGAAGCCTTTTTCTTGGAGTCAGAATAAGCAGGGTCACCATACATAATAAGGAACGGGAACTTGCGAAGCGGTGGCACCTTGCCAAACGGCAGGTTCTTGAAGATGGTACCCTCTGAAACAGGATTGTTGAAATACTCAGCCTGAGCATTCTTTGAAGAGATATTTGACAGTACAGTGTCTATTTGCTCTTCTGTATTTTTCTGTGGCCAAGTGCTCTTTCCATTCTTATCCCTGATATTGACTATATCCCAATGCTTAGCACGTTCCCCAGCTCGCTTGATGCAGCAGTCCTTGGCAATGATGTTACCACACCATAGCACAAGTGTAGGCTCAGAGATGGAACGTGTAGGATAAAGCGCCCCCTCAAACCAGTCCCACTTCTTTTTCAGGGTCTCAGGATTGCGGCAGTCCTCATCAGTATCATAGTCATCAAGGTAGATGACATCAGGACGTACCTCTTCATTCCTGGCACCACGAGGGGCAGAACCAGCACCAAGGGCAACGAACTTAGCCCCACAACGTGCAGTAAAGTCCTTATCGGTCCAGGCACCAAGGGTTACCTGATTGCCGTAGAACTGGCGCAGTCGTGGATTACTTTCAAAATTGAGCCTGTAAGGGGTAAGCAGACGGATTGCCGATGTCTCAGTAGCCGATGCCAGAACAAAGAACCTCTTGCGCTTAGTCAGTGCCAGGAACATATTGATGAACATGGCCACCGTTGACTTCGCCAGCTCACGACTCCATGACAGAACCTCATACCATTCAGGATGATCAATGACGCGGTGGATAGCCTTGATGTGGAACGGCGCAAAGTCGTACTTGGCATATTTGGGGAAGAAATACTGGATCCAGGCAATAGGGTCTTTCTCCAGTTCCATACGTCGCTTCTCGATGTCACGTTTTGACATCCAGTCTTCTACGGGAACGTCAGCGGCAAGCGCCTTGTGGTGCTCTTCCCATCGTTGGAGGGCTTTTCTGTCTTCGAGTGTCATTTCATCTGATCCTTTATGAACGCATCAAGCAGTTCGTTAAACTCCTTTGCTTTTTCAAGATCGAGCGGACGGAGCCAGTTGGTGAAGCGTATGCCCACATCCACGATGTCGGCAATGCCTACGTCCTGTTCAATCTTCTTGATGGCTGATGCCAGTTTTGCGAGTGTGTCAGCCTCTGCGACTGTGGCAAAGCGCTTGCCCTCTTCACGCTCATTGATATTGTTGTTAATCTCTACAATCTGGCGGTTCAGCCCAGACAGTATCTGTGCCGGTGTGATGGTGATGGAGGCTTTGAGCTCTTCCCAACCGCCCTCTTTTATCCAGCGTGAAACCGTCTGCCTGGTGGTACCCACCTTATCGGCAATTTCCTCCTGTGTGAAGTTGCCGTTGAGGTATAGCGACTTGGCAATATCCTTTTTGTCGATGTTCTGTTTACCCATATAAATGCTATTAAAATCGGTGCAAAGTTCGTGATAAATTGGGAAAAAACGAAACGCTTAATTTATGATAGCATCCTGCACGACTATCATTGTAACTGCCTGACGCTACGATAAAAACGCCATTTTGGAATGTCGGAAAAACGTGCGAAATTTGCACCAAAATTCGATCGAGATGGTAACTAAGTATTTCAACATTATCCCCGGTGAGGGAAGCGCCACACTCCTGTTGTATGGCGACATTGGCGACGGCTATCCAGTGGAAAGCGGTCGCATCGTGAGTGAACTGATAGCCCTTCAGTCCCAGTATGGTAAGATAGACGTGCGCATCAACAGCCGAGGCGGTGACGTGTTCAGCGGCATGGCCATCTACAATGCCCTGAGACAATCGAAGAGCGACATTACTATATATATAGACGGAGTTGCAGCGAGCATTGCTGCTATCATTGCCCTGTGCGGAAAACCCCTCTACATGAGCCCATACGCTAAACTAATGCTTCATAGTGTGAGCGGTGGCACTTGGGGCAATGCCTCTGTCTTACGCCAGACTGCTGACCAGATGGAGCAGCTACAGAAAGATCTGGCTAACATGATTGCCGGACGTTGTGGCATGAAGGCTAAAGACGTCCAGACAAAATACTTCGATGAGAAAGACCACTGGATAGATGCCCAGGAAGCAGTAGAGATGAAACTGTGTGATGGCATCTATGACATGGCGACTACCGAAGAGCAGCCTAAAACAGCAGAAGAGATTTATAACTTTTTTAATAACCGGCTCGTTTTCGAGCCACAAAATTCACAAGAAATGGCTTTAATAGATGACATCAAGGCTATCCCTTCTTTCAGTGACAAGGAGGATGCCAGTGCTATCGTAGCACACATCAAGGCGTTGGAGAACAAGGCAACGAAGGCTGACGCTCTCCAGCAGGCGAACGATGCTTACAAGACGCAGATTGCGGACTTGCAGGCGAAAGAAGTAGATGCTTTCCTGAACACGGCAGTGTCAGAGGGCAAGATCACCAAGGAGCAGCTTCCCACCATGAAGAAGCTCATGATCAGTGACCGTGCAGCAGCAGAGGAACTGATCAACAGCATGAAGGTTCATGGCGGTGCCCGTGCCGTTGACTTCATTGACCAGGGCGGTGCCAAGAATGCCTTTGAGGGCAAGACATGGGACCAGCTTGACAAGGAGAACCGCCTTGCCGACCTGAAAGCCCAGAACAAGAAACTGTTCTGTTCGCTCTACAAAGACAAGTTCGGTGTGGACTACAAAGAGTAAAACAACAAGAAGTGTAACCTTTTAATTATTTACAACAATGGCATTAAACAAACAAGTATGGTTGAACACCATCGTCGAGAACTTCTTTCCCGACAACAGCTTTGCCACGAAGAGTATTGATGACTCCGTTTTCGTGAGCAACAAGACAGTGCACATCCCTAACGCTGGAACCCCTTCCGGTGTTGAGATTAACCGCACTCAGAAACCTGCGTCAGTGAACCAGCGCACAGACAATGATCTGACCTACGACATGGATGAGCTGACCACAAACCCCATCTACATTCCTAACATCGACACGGTGGAACTGAGCTACGACAAGCGCCAGAGCATTCTTTGGAATGACCGTATGGAGCTTCAGAAGCAAGCCCACCAGAACCTGCTTTACCGCTGGTTCGCTACCGGCAAGGTTGTCGAGACCAAAGGCGATGCGCGTGATGCCCACACCTCATCGACGGCAACCGGCAGTCGTAAGAAGCTGACTAAGGCAACCATTTTGGACTTGATGGTAAAGTTCAATCAGGACGATGTTCCTGCAACAGGTCGTTATATCCTTCTGGATGCCGTGATGTATGCCGATTTGTTTAACGACCTTACCGATAAGGAGCTGAGCGCATTCTTGGCAAGCGCCAATGCCCAGCAGGGTGTGCTTGGTCGTCTCTACGGCTTCGACATCATGCAGCGCTCGCAGGTACTTCGATTGAAGGCAGACAAGTCTCTGCTGAAATGGAATGCCAATGGTGCTGCTGGTGAGCTTGCCGCTGGCCTTGCTTGGCAGGAGCAGTGCGTGAGCCGTGCCCTGGGTGAGGTGAAGATGTTCGACAAAATGGATGACCCCACCTACTACGGCGACATCTACTCGTTCCTGATGCGTGTGGGCGGCAGCTATCGCCGTTACGACAAGAAAGGCATCTACGTTATAGCAGAGGCCGCAAGTGATTAACCCTTAAAACATGACTCTTATGCAACTACCAAGAGTAAAAATTCAGTTTCTTAACGGGCAGCTTGGAACCGTCGGGGATAGTCCCGACGGTCTCCTGGCCCTCATCTGTGGTGCAGCTGCTGTAGCTGGCAAACTGGTACTGAACACCGTTTACACGCTTACGAGTGTTGACGATCTGCCAGCCCTTGGTGTGACGGAAGAGAGCAATGCCAAGCTTTACAAGCATGTAAAGGAGTTCTACGATGAGGCAGAGAGCGGTACTAAGCTCATTGTCTATCCCGTAGCCACCACTACAAAAGCTACAGACATCTGCGACTACACCAAGACGGCAGCAGGCTATGCCCGCCACCTGATAACAAGTCAGAACGGTGCCTTGCGCGGCATTTTCGTTGCAGGTGTGAACGGCAGCAGCACTACTGCCAGTACGAACGGTCTTGACCCAGATGTGTTCACAGCCTTGCCCAAAGCCCAGCAACTTGCAGAGTGGGCAACGTCAGAGCTTTATGCCCCACTGTTTATCGGTATAGAGGGCAGGAACTATGATGCAGCGAAGACCCTGAAAGACCTGAGTACCGAGACATACAACCGCGTATGCGTTGTTATCGGTGACACAGTATCGGACAGCAAGGATGCTGCTGTAGGAACACTGATGGGACGTATCGCCTCTATCCCTGTTCAGCGTAACATCGGCAGGGTGAAAGACGGTAGTCTGTTCCCGACAGAGATGTTCATCGGAGCAAGTAAGGTTGACGAAAGTTCCAACGTGGTAGCCAGTATCTTTGAGAAGGGCTATATTGTACCGCGTAATCACGTCGGTAGAAGTGGCTACTTCTATGCAGATGACCCAATGGCATGTAATCCTACCGATGACTATGCCCACATTACGAACCGCCGTGTAATAGACAAAGCGTATCGTATTGCCTATGACACGATGCTGGAAGAGCTTCTTGACGAAATAGATCTGAACGAGGATGGTACCATGCAGCATGCTGTGGTGAAGAGCTGGCAGCAGACTCTGGAGAATGCCATCAATCGCCAGATGACCGCTAACGGAGAGCTGAGCGCCACCGATGGCGAAGGCTGCAAGTGCTTTATCAACGAGAAGCAGAACGTGGTTTCTACCTCTACGATAGTGGTGACTCTGAAGGTGCGTCCTCACGGTTACAGCCGCTATATTGACGTGAACTTAGGTTTCCAAGTAACAACCGCATAAAAGAAGATTAAGCTATGGTAAATACAAGAGAATATGAATGGTCTGATGTGACTGTGGTCTTAGCAGGCCGTCTTGTGACCGGTCTTCGCGGTGTAAAGTACAGTGCGAAGCAGGAGAAAGAACTGCTGCATGCTAAGGGTAACAAGCCCCATAGCATCCAGCGTGGCAACAAGACCTATGATGGTGAGGTTACTTTGCTGCAAAGCGAGTATGAGGCCCTGAAGAAAGCCAGTGGTGGCGACATCCTGGACGCAAGTATAGACATTGTTGCTGCTTATGGCAATCCAACCGCAGGTGATGTCATCACCACTGATATGCTTGTAGGCGTTGAGTTCACAGAGGACAACACCGAGTGGAAGCAAGGCGACAAGTTCCAGGAGAAGACCCTTCCATTTATCTACCTTGACCAAAAGAGCCTGTAGCCCTGTGGGAAAACACTGGGCACAGCAGCCCTTTGAACAGTATTCAAAAAACATTCAAATAGTAATAAAATGAATCTGACAAATGAACAAATAGCCGAGCTGAAAAAGAAGCATGGCGACCTGTACGAAATCAGTGTAGGTGACAAGAGCTGCATACTTCGCAAGCCGAACCGTAAGGATCTGAGCTACGTGAGCGTGGTGAAAGACCCTATCAAGATGAGCGAGACTTTGCTGAAGCAGCTCTGGGTTGAGGGTGACAAAGAGATCCAGGAGCAAGATGACCTATTCCTGGCAGTCATCCCGAAGATGGAAGAGGTCATCAAGGTGAAGGAGTCACAGATAAAAAAGCTTTAGCGGATGCCGATGTCCCAGGTGCCGAAGACGGCAATGTGTTGTTCCTGAACACACTCCTGAGGTATTACATGCACATTGACCCTGACACGTTAAGTGATGAAGAATGGGTGTGGACTATCCGGTATCTGATTGACATCCGCAAAGAGGAATCGAAGGCAAACAACAATGGACAGCGTACTTAAATTTCTCATTAAGTTACAGGCAGATGAGGGAAACGTTCTGGGAGTCGCCAGACGAACTTCACAGCAGCTGGACGAAATATCCCGTAAGGCGACTTCTACAGGGGCTCGCTTACGGGAAGCCTTCTCTTTCTCTAATTTCAAAGGCTCTTTAATGTCCCTGCCTGGCATGGAGTTCCTGACAAACCCCTATACCCTCATCAGCGCAGGTGTTGGGGCAGTAACCGCTCTTGGAGCACAGGCAGAACAGACAAGCGTCGCTTTCACAACCCTTGTGGGCAGTGAAGAAAAGGCGGCAGGGATATTAAAGGAAATCAATGACTTTGCCGCAAAGACCCCCTACGGCAATCTGGATCTGACAGACAACGCCAAGACGATGCTGAACTTCGGTGTCCAGGCAGACAAGGTGAACGGCTATCTGCGCCAGCTTGGCGACATAGCAGCCGGTGACAAGAATAAGCTTGGAAGCCTTTCACTTGTGTTTGGTCAGGTTGCAAGTGCCGGCAAGATGAGCGGACAGGATTTGTTGCAGTTCATCAATGCGGGTTTCAACCCTTTGAAGGAACTGGAGAAGATGACCGGCAAAACATACGCCGAACTCCAGGACATGATGAGCAAGGGGCAGATAGGCTTTGATGCCGTTGCAGCAGCTATCAACCATGCCACAAGCGAAGGCGGTGCCTTTGCGGGTATGAGTGACAAACTGAGCCAGACGGTCAGCGGAAAATTCTCTACGCTGGTGGGCAATGTACAACAGGCAGCTGTTGACATGTTCAATGAGATTAAGCCCATTGTCAATGACATCATGGACTTATTCTTGGCTATTGTTCCACCGATAGCCTCAGTAATCAGAGGCATCTTCTCTATTATAGCAGGAGTCATTGGCTTTATTGTAAACTGGAGAACAGAACTTGGTCTATTGGCTGCTGTGGTTGCTGTTGGTACCATTGCGTTCAATGCCCATACTATTGCGATAGGTGCAATGGCAGCAGTTCAGGGTGTAGTTACTCTTGCAACACAGGCTTGGACGGCAGCACAATGGCTGTTGAATGCAGCACTGAGCGCCAACCCGATAGGCATTGTGATAACAGTCATTGCAGCCCTCGTTGCAGCAGTAGTCTATTGCTGGAATAAGTTTGCCGGTTTCCGCGCCTTCATCCTCACGATGTGGAACACGATGAAGGGTTTTGGCAACATAATCAAGGAATATGTCATTGACCGCTTGAAGACCCTGCTAAGTGGCATCGGCAAAATAGGTGAGGCATTTGCGAAGCTCTTCAATGGTGACTTTAATGGTGCATGGTCAAGTGCCGTCAATGGTGTAAAGGATATTTCAGGCATCACAAGTGCTGAGAAGGCTCTGAAATCAACTAAGCAGCTCGCTGGTGGTGTTGCTGCTGAATACGATAAGAACTACCGCATCGAGAGCCAGAAGCAACAAGAGAAAGACACGAAGAAAGAAGCTGCTATTTCAACGCCTGGCACAAAGGGTAGTTCGGAAGAGGTTGTGTTCAATGCAGCCAGTGGTGGGAAGAGTGGCAAGGGCGGAAAAGGCGGCAAGGGTAACAAAACCGCAGAAGCCTTGGCTACAGGTGGAACGAGAAACACCAGTATCACCATGAACATCGGCAAGTTCTTTGACAATATCTATGTGACAATGGCTGACAGAACAGACACGGCAGAGCTTGAACGGATTGTGCTGCAAAGCATGAATAGAGCCCTTGCCATAGCAACAAGTACAGAACGATGAAAGAAACAAGATTTTTTCTCCAGAATGCTGCACTTAGGGCAATGGGATTGACAAAAGTCCCTCCCTATTGGCTATTCCGTGAAAACAACTTCTACGGCATCAACATGGGCTATCTACCATCAGGGAAGACAATGCCTGACAGCTCAGACTTCAATGTGGAAGATATGAGTGATGCAGAACTCGAAGAGGTTGTTCGCACAAATGCCATTGGCGTTCCTATGGTTATGCCATTGCGTTTCCAGTTGGAAGAGTCTGGGGCTGAAGAATGGTTGTTCCCGATAGAGCCGATGATCAGCCTCAATGGCCAGAACATCCTTGTCCGCCGCCATGTGAGCAAAGGGACCATAAAAGGCAGTATCAAGGAACGCTGGACGCAGGATGACTACACGGTAAGGATAGAAGGTATCTTGATGTCTCGTGATGGCAAATATCCGGAAGAGGATGTCACCACCCTTAAGAACTTCTGTGAGGCAGGTCATGTGAAGGCACTGTGCCCGTTACTGGAAATCTTCGGCATAAGCCAACTTGCTATTGAGAGCTGGGATATTCCTTTCACAACTGGAGTAACTAATCAGAACTATACGATTACGGCATACAGTGACGATATTTATAAGCTACTGTTGAGCCGTGACGACTTAAACGCTTAAGACTATGTACACGATGCAGTTTGACATACAGATTGGCAGCTATAAGTTAGGGATGCTTGACAAGGTTGAGATACACAAGAGCGTCGAGCAGCTTGCGGACACTGCTGTCATCACGTTGCCTGCATCACAATATAATAACGCCTTACAGGTAGAAGACAAACTGAAACGCGGTGATGGTGTGATCATCAAGTTTGGCTATAAGGAAACAGGCATAGAAATGGAGTTTGAAGGCTGGCTCCAACGTATCTCTACCGATGGCGGGAACTTAAAACTACACTGTGAGGATGACTTGTTTCTTTTCAGGAAAGAACTGCCCAACGAGGTTCTGAAAAATGTAACTCTGGAGGCATTGCTTAAGAAAGTCATCAATGGATGCGGTGTCTCTGTTGAACTAAGTTGTTCATACAGTTGGACCTATTCTAAGTTTGTTATCAATAATGCCACTGGCTATGATGTACTTAAGAAGGTCCAGGAAGAATGCGGCGCGGACATCTATTTGTCTGACAAGCTACATGTACATCCACCAGGTGAAACCATTGGCAAAGAACGCTTTTATGACCTTGCCATGAATGTAGAGAAAGAAGATCTTACCTATAGACGTGCAGAAGACAAGAAAGTAAAGGTCGTGGTCAAAGCCTTGCTCCCTGATGGAACTGTAAGGGAGGTGGAAACCGGAAGCACTGGTGGCGAGAAAATTGAAATCAAATGTCCTACCTCAGATGAAGCTTCTATGAAGGCTCGTGGTGAGTTAGAGGTAAAACGACGCACCTTCGATGGCTACGAGGGGAGCATCACAGGTTGGCTAATACCGATGTGCAAGCCGGCAGACAGTGTGACGCTGAAAGATAAGGACTACCCATATAAGGACGGCACCTATTTCGTTACCTCTGTGACAACAGAGTTTGGGAAAGAGGGCGGTTCACGTAAAATTGACTTAGGATTTAGATTGAGCTGAACAATGAATGAGTATAGCAAACTGAAAGAGTATCTGGAAAAGATTGGCGGTGGTAAGGACATCACCATCTATCAGGGCATCGTGAACAGCGTGGACGGCTGTTTGTGCGAAGTGCAGGTAGGTGGGATTGCCATACCAGATGTGCGCCTGAGAGCATCAGAGATGGATGATGACGGACAAATGCTTGTTACCCCAAAGGTGGGCACTGCTGTAATATTCGGCAGCCTGAATGGTGACTTATCCCAGCTTGTGATCCTGCAAGTTGACCATATCGAAACGATAGTCATCAACGGGGGGAAACTGGGAGGTCTGATAAACATTGAACAGCTAACAGACAAGATAAACGAATTGGTAAATACCTTCAATAACCATACCCATACTGGTGTTCATGGACCCACGGGCACCCCCAATGGTACGGCAAACAACTTCGATAAGGGTGACTATGAAGATGAGACTATAAAACATTAAAGAAATGACCGGAATACTACTCACGGACTTTGAGCCGCAGATAACCATCAAGAAAGATGACTTTGGCCTGATTATACAAGGTTTGACTTTGGGCGACCCGCTTAATCAGAACCAAGCTATCATTCTGGCTATGCACCCAGGGGAAATGAAAGAACTCCCTATGATGGGTGTTGGCATCAGTGATATGCTGCTTGACAATGACCCTCTTTTCTGGCGAACAAAGATTAAGGAGCAGCTGGAGATGGATGGCGAAAAAGTAGGCAGCGTGAAGATTACTCGATCAGGAATACAGATAAAAGCAACATATTAAAATGGAACAGCATACTAAAGACAAAGTACAATACACGACAGCTGTTGTGACGCTGATCAGTGGCATAGTGATGTGTTATGTCGCCTTTTTTAGGAGTGAGGACGGTGATGTTCCGAGCGGTGCCTTGTGGTATTTCGGACAGACAATGATCTATGCAGCCACCATCTTCGGTTTCAAGCTGGCGGTAGATGAAATCATTCGTAAAAACAAATAAGATTACAACTATGGGAAGAAACATTAAGTACATTGCCGTCCACTGTACGGCAGGAAGCCAGAAGGCAACTGTAAGAGATCTGGAACTGGAGTTCAAACGCAAAGGATGGAAGAACCCCGGCTATCATTATGTGGTGATGGCAGACGGCAAGATACACCAAATGCTTGAAACAGAAAAGGTGAGCAACGGCGTAAAAGGTTTCAACAGTGTGACGGTGAACGTGGCCTATACAGGCGGCATAGATGCTAAGGGTAATCCGACAGACAACCGTACAGAAGAACAGAAAGCCTCCCTGCGAAAGTTGCTGAAGCTGCTGAAGGGGAAATTCCCTGACGCGGTGATCCAGGGGCATAGGGATTTTAGTCCTGATAAGAATGGGAACGGCGTGGTGGACGCATGGGAGCGCATCAAGGCGTGCCCTTGTTTCAACGCTAAAACGGAGTATAAAGACCTTTAATGAGATGAAGATGACAACGAGACTACTCATATTCCTTTTTGCCATGAGCCTATGCGGTTGCAAGACAAAGCAGAAGGTTACAGAGAACCTGACAGAGACTGCCCAAGCAAGCAGTTCCTCAGTTCAGCAGGCAACAGAGCACACAGAGCAGCAGGGGGTGAGCAGCACCCAAGAAGAGGCGGCGCATACCCAATGGAGTGACAGCGTCGTAGAGAAGTTCCATGAACGCATAGTTACGGATTCCTGTGGGCGCGTGCTCCTACATGAGGTGGAGCATAGCAAGGAGAAATTCAAAGGACAAAACAAGAGCCAGACAAACCGTGCAGCCCACCACCAGGAGAATGCCATGTCCCAGAACCAGAAGATGGAACAGACAAGGAACGACTCTATTTATAATGGTGGCACACTAAAAGAAGTGACCGTATCAAAAAAGAGGTCCTTAAACTGGACGGTAATTATTGTTTCTTTTTTTCTTGGTGCCTTGACCTTACTCTTGATATTATTGAAAATTAGAAAGCGATGAAGACAGTGATTGTGAAGAGCGGCCAGACGCTCCTGGATATTGCCTTGCAAGAGAAAGGCTCAATAGAGGCTATTGAAGAGATAGCCGCTCTAAACGGTCTGTCTATCACAGATGAGCTTATAGCCGGTACTGTACTGGAAATCCCTGCCAGTACGTGGAATAAGCTCGTAGAGAACTACTGCAAGGACAATGACGTGAGCCCATCCACCGCCCTAACCGCAGACAACATGGAAGACATGTGGAAAGGTGGCATCGGCTTTATGGTAATAGGTGTAGATTTTGAAATAGCATAAAACAATGGCAAGATCAATAAGCGAAATCAAACGTGCAATATGCGCTGAGTGGATGGGCAATGAAGACGTACAGAAGGCTTACGGCTTCTCAGCTGGTGACCGTTTCAATGAGAAGTTTTCTATTGTAAGTGTGGAAAACATTCTCTTCTATGTCGTGGCTGTAGCATCGTGGGTGGTGGAAAACCTGATAGATACACACAAGTCAGAGGTGGATGCAGCCTTGGACTCGCTGACCCCACACCGCCCCAAATGGTACAGGGACAAAGTATTAGGTTTCCTGAAGGGGAAATCACTTGTAAATGAAAGTGACGTGTATGACACAAGCGATATGACTGCAAGTGAGATTGAGAATATACGCGTGGTCAAATATGCCGCTGTCAGTGAGAATGCTTCAACAAGTATTCTGACGATTAAAGTTGCTGGTGAGACAAACGGACGACGTTCCGCCTTAGACCCGACAACCAAACGCCAGCTGGAGAATTATTTGCGAGAGGTGAAGGATGCCGGTGTTCGTATCAATCTTATCAACGAAAGTGCAGACCGTTTCAAGTGTTCCCTCCGTATTTGCTATGATGGTCTTTTGGAAGCCGACTCTGTAGCATCATTGGTATTGGGGGTTGTTCAAGACTATGTAGAGAACCTGCCCTTTGATGGTGTATATTCCAATATGTCTTTAGTTGATGCCATCCAACGTGTAGAAGGTGTGAAGATTGCAGAACTGGAAAGTTCCGCAATCATGGCAAACGGTTCAGACAGTTGGACTCCCATAGACGTAAGGGTGGTACCACAAAGCGGCTATATGAGTGTGGAAAGTAGCGATGTCACCATAACTATGGAGGAATATGTATGAGCCTATTTGATGTTGACATAAGACGTTTGGGGTTGCAACTTCTCCCTATGTGTCTCCGCAAGCCATTGATGGGAGCACTGGTGTATGCTGTAACACAGCCAGCAGCGGCAGAGCTGAAAGAGCTGCTTCGCTACCGTAGAGAAGTAAACGAAGAGATGAAACGCAATGGGCAGACCTGCAACCTTCGGCGGTTGCTGAATGACATCTTTGACCCTATACATCGTGGAATCACCATCATAGAAACGGACCGCTCGACAGGTGTAACACTATGGCTTCGTTCTGAGAGCAAAACACTTACGACTCCACAGACCCTGAATAGCAGAGGCTATGGTGGAAGCACCGATCTTGACTTTGCCGTCCGTTTGCCTGCCAGACTGAAAGGCGTAATCGATGAAAGAAAACTATGTAGTATTGTAAGACGCTACAAACTGGCAGGGATGCGTTTCGGGCTGGAGTATATAGATCTTTATGCAACTGATGAGACTTTAGCTAAGGCCACAAGCTTTGATGGCTGCATAATTCGAGAATTTATTTTCGATGAAGATGAAGTATGGTAGTATAAACAAAAATATAACAAAGACATGGAAAGAGTAATAGGAAACTACACAAGTCAGGAAAATCGTTCGTTTCCTCTGGACTGCGAGACACTGGAAGCAATCCAGAACAATATTGACATGCTGGGTGCCTTGGGCAATATGGTTGGTGATAAGACCATCCTTAGCGGCTGTGAGGTAAAAAGCGGTGGCGGCAGACAAGAAGGATATGTATTTCTGAAGACTGTTGCCTACCCGATGGGTGAGGTGTTGCATTTCCCCGGAAGCAATACTGACTCAGACTATTTGCATCTGGCAACAATGAACGGTAATGTAACACAGGGTGAAGTGACTTACACGGGTGCCTATACGACACGTCAGGTAACACAAGGTGAAGGTGAAGAGCAATGGGCTTGGGCTGAACTCAAATTACCTGTGGACATCTTAGCAATAGCAGAATCATTACGTTCAAAAATGGCAGAGATTACAGCAGAGGTGGCGAAAATCAAGCCCGTGCCGCTTGGCGTGGTGGAAATGTATAGTGGCTCAACAATCCCTGAGAACTATGCCGTTTGTGATGGCCAGGCATTGAGCCAATCCCTTTATCAAGAATTATATCAGGTGATAGGCACACGATTTAATAAACCCGACACGGCTTCAGGAATGTTCTGCCTGCCAGATCTTCGTGGAAGATTTATCGTTGGCCAGGGTTCAGATTCAGACTATAATACTGTCGGTAACACGGGCGGTGAGAAAACCCATAAATTGACAGTGTCAGAACTTCCAGGTCATACTCACAATATGGAGCATACTCACGACTACATGGATATATATTATTCTGAGAGAGGTGGGCAGGTTACAGTTCCAGGTAACTTTGGCAGTGGTGACTCTGATAATGACGACAGCGGTCACCAAATGCAGCGTACCACCATATCGCAAAGCACCAAAAATACCGGTGCGACAGGCGGCGGTGCAGCCCATGAGAACCGCCCCCCATACTTTGTGTTGTTTTATATTATGCGACTGAAATAATACTGTTTGAATACTAATCAAAAACCGTTTGAAATATGAGCATCCAGAAAAGAAGTACACTTAAGAACTGGTTCCGCAAGGGATTGACTCCTACGCAAGCTCAGTTCGCAGATGCCTTTGACAGTTTCTTCCATAAGAATGAAGACCTCATTCCTCTGAATAATGTTCAGGGACTGACAGCGGCATTAGAGACCAAGAAGAATGAGTTGCAGCAATATCTGAACTTGAAGTTAAACGAAGCCATCGATGAACTCGATGGCCGCGTGAATGACAATAGCGAGACTACTGTTTCAGGCATCACCTTTGGAGGCAATGACGATGGTTTGTGGATGGAACTGACCATGCTAAGCGGTGCTAAGAACAGGGTGCCGCTGTCTATACCTTTGGCAACCACCGAGCACGACGGTCTGATGAGCAGCGCGGACAAGGAAAACCTTGCTGAAGCCGTAGAAAGCCTTGCAGAGATTAACGACCGCAAGGTCGTAGAGTTTGACGGCATCATATCGACGCCCATCGAAACCGTTTCTCAGAGCGTCGTGGCTCCCTTCACGGTGCTTTACAGCACAGTTGAGGGCTGTTTTGTGGCCTTCAAGGACCTGAAGTATTACAAGAGCTTCACCGGCTCAACGCAATACAATACATTTCCCGGTTTTGAAGTCCGCAAGGACAGGGTGTTTCTTCACCGCAGCACGCACAAGCCCTGGGCCTGGAGCGAGACGGCAGAGACGCTGGTGACATTCAGCAGCGACGTACCGGCTGGTGCCATCACCGAGGAAATGCTAAGTAAAGAGCTGCTTGAAACGCTGAGCAACCTGGGCAAGAGAGAAGTGGTGATGATCAGTATCTGGGATGACGAAGAGCCCGGCATAGTTAAAGACACCATCAGCAAAGCCGGCATCTACTACTACAAGTATGACACGAAGGAACTTTACGTGTCTGATGATGTGCCCGTCTTTGTTCCTGTTGCGCTTTCCGGTGATGTCATCTATGTACGCAAGGAAAAGAAAATTCCTTATATCTGGAAAGACGGCGATATGCAACCGATAGCCCCAGAAGACATCCCTGCAAGTATCTTCAATGCCACCAATGAAATCCCCGTTAGAGGTTACTACGTTCTTTGTGATGCTACGAACCAGGAACTTAGTGCCGTTCATGCTGCATGGAATGCTGGGAAAGCCGTGAGCGGTCTGATTATCTCGTTTGAGATTGGTGCCGGTATCTGGAAGACATACCAATACATCGGTAAGACAGTGACTGAAACCAACTGGATAAACGAAGAGAACTGGAAGGACTTCGGTTCCCTGGCAGCTGGCAGTGAGCCTTACATCATCATTGACAGCCTCATCGGTGCCTCAGGCGTTGGTGCATATTACACGCTTGCTACAGCGGTTCAGGCATTGGTAGCCTATCAGGAACGAACGAAAGTCACCTATGCCAAGAAAGGACTGATTATCTCGTATTCCATTGGCGAGAACCAGATGGAGACTAAACAATTCCAGGGCGAGGTAAGTGACTTTGGTGAAGTCGGCCTGTGGAAAGACTTTGGTGGCGGTGGCAGTGATGTAGAAACCAAAGACGAACCAAAAAAGGACGGCAAGGATGCCTTCTCAACAGGAGGTGCATACGACCTTATCCCCACGAACTTAGAAGACGTGACGGAAGAGGGTGACACTGAGAGCCGTAAGATCCAAATGGTGAATGCAGCCGGTGACCCCATTGGTGACCCTGTGACAATCCCTGTATCAACTGGCGGTGGCGGCGGTGGTAAAATTGTCAGTGCTAACTTTGAGCGTAGCCCGTTCTACGCGTCTGCTGGCGGTGAGTTTATCCTGAGAGCAGCCATCCGAAGCGTGATGACCACAAGCGGCGGGGAAGACCTTCGTGACATTGAGACCGCCCAGATTATAGATCGCGACACCCAACAGGTATTGGCAACCTATCCACGAGTGAAGGGCAGCAGCGCAACATCAGACACCTATGACTTTGAGTTTGACCTGTCACGTTACTTTACCAATGCCGGAACGCGCAGACTCCAGTTGAAGATTACTGATGTGGATGGCGCAACAGGCAGCCGAAGCATCAATGTGGTGGCAGTGGATGTGACCGTAGAGAGCAACCAGACACTGAACTATACCGCAAGCAGCGTAGTCTTCACTACAGACACATTGAAGAGTATGCCGATGTATAAATTCCCGAACAACCAGGGGACGGAAGGCATTACGGCTAAAGTGGAGATCTATGTGGGAGGCGAATGGAAGGTACTTGGTACCGCCAATATCACTGACACATATAGCCACAATATCAGTGTGAACCCAAATGATGCAGGTGGAAGCAGCTTGTCACATGGTGCCTATCCCATCCGCATGCAGGGTACGGACAATGCCAGCGGCGTGAAGGGTAATATCATATACTCTACGCTGATGGTCGTTGACCCAGAGAACACGACTCCTATTGTAGCCATCCGCTACAATGACAAGAGCGGCGGCAAAGTACGTCTCTATGACAGTGTGCAGCTGGAAGTTGCAGCCTATCAGCTTGGCAAGAATGAGGTGAACCTATCTGTCAAAGAGAACGGGACTGCTATTACAAGTGTAGTGGCAGCCAGAAACAAGGTAGAGGTCATAACCAAGCAGATCAGCGGCGTTGCTGATGGTAGCACATTGAGTTATATGGCAGAAACCGATGAGCACTATAGCAGTCATGAGATTGAGCTGACAGTAAACGGCAGCGCAATAGATGCAGCCCTCAGCGAAGGTGCCATATTCAACTTTGATTTTGCGAACCGCACGAACCAAGAGAGTGGCAATCACGAAATAGTAAGCGGTCAGAACGGAGCTTACAGAATTACACTGGAGGGCGCTAATTTCTCCAGTAATGGTTTCAATCACTATCTGGGTGCTAATTGCCTTGCAGTGAAAGAAAATATAGAAGGTGCATTGAACTTCACACCTTTTGCGTCCTCTGCAATCGAGAGTAGTGGACTTGCGTTTTTATTCCAGTTTGCCACAAACCATGTGCTTGACAGCAATGCGCGTCTGATGGAGTGCTATGATGAGAACAGCGGCGCAGGTTTCTATATCACCGGCAATGTGGTAGGAATGTACTGTAAGAACGGTGTTGCCCAGCGCGTGGAACGCACTTATCCGACAGGTGAGAAAATCACCGTTGGCATCGTGGTAGAGCCTGGCACGAAATACATAGAGCGCAATGGTACCAGATATTCGATGATGAAGCTGTTCCTGAATGGTGAGGAAGCCGGATGTCTTGGCTATATCCCTGGAGGCTCGAACCTAATGCAAGGCAGCAACGTGAAATGGCACGGCAAAAAGGGCGACTTCTATCTGTACTATCTTATCGGCTGGCAGCAGGCTGTGGAGTGGCAGCAGGAGTTCTACGACTATCTTGTAAAACTGACGAACACCGATGTCATGGTAGAGGAATACGAGTTTGAAGATGTCTTCGACGGCTCGACGGCGAGCGGCCCTAATGTGAGCAAGCTGGCTTCTAAAGGTATGCCTTACGTCATTGAACAGCCCTTCAACGGCAGCGACATAAACGCCCTGGACAATACCACAAGCACGAAGACAAAGATATATATTAACCTGACCTATCGTGACCCAAGCCGTCCGTGGCGTGACTTCATAGCCTACAATGTGCAGAAACGCAACCAGGGAACGACTTCAGCGAAACGCCCGGTCAAGAACCCAAGATACTATCTGGGTAAGAAGAAAGGCAGCAGTGCCACCTACACCGTTGACGGAGAGGAACGCACAGGCACCTATATGAAGCTTCTGCATACCCGTGAAGAGATTGTAGCTATGGGCTATGATGGTGCTCTGTGGGATGAAGCTTATGCACTTATCCTGCAAAACAAGATCCGCGTGGGAGAAAACACCATTCCTGTTGACATCATCACTATCAAGGTGGACTATTCGGACAGCTCGAATGCCAATGATAGCGGTGTATGTAATATGATGAACGCAACATACAGGGCATTAGGACCTCAGTATATGACCCCCGCACAGCGTTACTACGATGGTACCTGGGATAAGGGTGATGTGCATTTGACCGGCTTGCAGCTGAACCATTCCACAGCAACCCATCCCGTAGCCCTGTACCGTGACACAAGCGGAACCGGTGCCGCCATGCAGTTCTACAGCAAGGGAAGCTGGAAGGAAGACAAGGGTGAGCAGGTGGCACTTGGCTTCAAGGACACGCCAGGATATAACAAGGGTTGTCTGAACTATCAGGATGAAGCCTTCACGGAATACTTCGGCACGAGGGGCGAGACGCTTGACCAGATAGAAGCCCGCTTCAAGGCTGAGCCCGGTCTTGACACTGAAAAACTCTACCTGCTGAGTCTCTACTGTGGCAGCAGCTACCGCTTCATGAAGTATGAGAGCGGCGAGTGGCGGGCTCAGGCGGGTAGCATGAAACAAGTAAACGGCAAATGGGTTGTTGAGGGCTATGTGCTGAACCCTGTAGAGGGCTTTGAGTTGCTGAACTACCAGGGTATGGACTGGTGGATGGGCGTGGGCAGCATTGATGACATGATGGCCCCGACGACACAGACGAGCTCATGGGTGCAGAAACTGGTTGACAGCGGTGACGTGAGTGCAGAGACCTTCCCTGCATGGACACAGTATTTTGAGTGCATGGTGGACAATGACCAGTTGCAGATAGACTATGCAATGGGAAGGAAAGTGCCTTACCAACTCTACCGTTTCCTGAAGTTCTGTGACTCCTGCGACTATAGCAAGGTAGCAAACTTTGCCGAGATATGGCATGACAACCTGTATAAGTATGCGAACCCTCGTGCGCTGATGGTGTACGACGGTACGACGGACTATATGGCACTGACCGACCAGCAAGCCAAGAACATGCAGCCGATGTGGTTCCTTGATGACGGCGGCAGCGTCGTAAACGGTGTGTATTACTATGGCGGCGTGGCCACTGATGACTGTGCTATGCGCATGTACCCGAACAAGGTGTATGACGCGGACACGGCGAATGGTAAGGACAATGACGGTGACGCGACGGTGGATCCTGAGGTAGATCCGAACAAGCCGAGCGACGAGGGCACTGGCTATGCTAACCCTTATGCAGGTTGGGGCAGCATCCTTTGGAATAACATCTACCGGCAGCCTACAGTCTTGGAAGACGCTAACGGCACGGAAATCTCCATGCAGACCGTAGTAGCCAACATGCGCAACGTGCAGGCTACTGTGGACGGCATTACCCTTGCACCTTTCAGCCCGGAAGGTGCCAAGCATTTCTTCATTGACAACATTGTGAAGCGTTGGCAGAAAACAGTGTCCTCATACGATGGAGAAAGAAAGTATATCAACTTCACTGCCACAAGTGATGCCATATACTTTTATGCCCTTCACGGCTTGCGCCTAACCTCTCTGCCATCATTCATTGACAGACGTTTCCGCATCAGAGACGGCTTCTATAGAACTGGCCTGTTCTTTACAGGTGTTTTCTCAGCCCGTATCAATGCCCCAGCAGGAGCAAAGATACGCATTAAGGCAGCAAAGACTGGCTATTTCGGTATAGGAAACGATGCCAGCGGCAACTTGAGAGAGAGCTGCTATTTGGAAGCTGGAGAAAGCTACAACTTCTCTAACTTCGACCATACGGAAGGCACCTTGCTCTACATCTACCAGTGCGATCGTCTGGCAGAGTTAGATCTGAGCGAAGTGAGTCTCAGTGACAATGCCGACTTCTCAGCCTTCGATTTGATAGAACGCCTACTGATTGGTGGCGAGAACCATGTGAACCGCTCCATCGGCTCCTACAATCCGCTGACGGTCATTAACTTTGGTGAGTTGCCTTTCCTGAAGGAACTCGACTTACGGAACACATTGATTACCCGTGTGGATGCGTCGAAGAGCCCACGTTTGGAAACAGTGCTGGCATCAGGCTCACAACTGGCATCGCTGAGCCTTGCAGAAACAGCCCCCGTCAACAGGATGGAACTGCCAGGCACTATCACGGAGCTGAGGATGGTGAACTTGCCGGAATTGAGCTATCCCGGTGGTCTGACCTTTGAGGGTCTTGGCAACCTGAACCGTCTGCACATAGACAACTGCCCGAAGCTGGACGGTGCCCAGTTGCTAACCGATGCCGTGACAGCCGGAGCGACCATCCGCTTCATCAGACTGGCAAACGTGGTGGTGACGGGTCCCTCAAATGTATTGCTTGACCTGAAGAACTTCGGTGCCATCGGTCTCGATGCAGACGGCAATGCCTACGATGAAAGCGGGCAATGCACGGGACTGACTGGAAGGTGGGTGATGTCTGACTTCATTAGTGACGGCTATCTGTCTTCGCTCCAGGCATATTTCCCAGAGATGGAAATCCATAACAGCCAGTACAGCCACATCTATTTCAACGATGATGCTGGCGATCCTCAGAACGTGACGAACGCTGACAACCAGACGGGCTATGAGTATAGCAATGAATACCAGCCGTCGGCACACATCAGCAAGATATGGGAAGACATGACCCCGGTCATTGGTCTGTATGATAGGGACTCAGCAAAGATGCGCTGCATCCCCCTTGACCCGACGGACTATAAGAAACTGGCAGACGGCAGGGTGCTGGAGAACACCTATGACAAGGGCGAATATGACGCCTTCATGCTGATAAAGCATTATTGGTACAAGGGTGTGAACGATTTCAAGAATGAAAAGAAGCATCTGTTCTACAGCTCCGTCCGGAACGAGCCTATATCGAGTGCGAGCGTACAGCGCAGGATGGCGTTGGCAGACATTCTCTTCCAGGCAGGCTGTTCGGTATGCACGGACTCTACAGACACGGGCATCTACGACGGTGAGGGTAATGTGAAGATAGACAGCTCCAGCACCTTTGTCCGCACGAACAGCGGCTATAATGCCTACAGGCTGGACGTGGAAGGAATGAAACAGGTACGTTGGCCAGGAGTTGCATCAGCGCGTATCGGTGCCATCTTCGTAGATGCAGACGGCACTGTGATTGACACCTACAACCTGACAGGCATGAGCCAGGACAGCGACTTTGTGGATGGTGAATATGTCTTCACGAATGTCCCGACAGGTGCTAAATATATCATCTTTGCTGTGAAGGTGGGCTATACGGATGACTATGCGCTGGCAGTGGACAGTGCAGAGATAGAAGCCATAGAACCGGACTGGGTGGAGCACAAAGCAGAGCTTGTGGGTATCTATGAGGCAGCCATGCTGAACGGCACCTTGCGAAGCGTGACGGGAGTAGCGGCAAAAGTAGGTGACGGCACGGGCAGCACATATACAGGATGGACGTATGACAATGATGGCCATGTTAAGGACATGGACCCGCTGGACGTTGCCGACCTGCCCCTGCACTACACGATGAAGGACTTCCAGAACCTGGCATGGCTGAGAGGTGAGGGCTACCAAATGATAGACTACGAGACGAGCAAGGATGTGGCGAACCTGTTCTTTGCCATTGTGGGTAACAGAGATGGGCAGGCTGAATGTGGACAAGGCAGAAGCGTAGGCAGCAGCGCAAGCAACGGCTGGCGCAATAACTACAATACCGGTGCCTTTGACTCTATCGGCAAGGCTAACAGTGCATGGACCAGCGGCAGCGGGAACAAGGTGCTTGGCATTGAGAACTTCATGGCCTGCAATGCGGAATGGATGGACAACATAGCGGCGAACATAGCCGACTATGCCGCCTACAAGCGTAACAAGATGAACCCGACGGCAGCTGACCCGACGGATGCCGTCTATCACATCTTTGACCCGTTGAGGAAGACTGAGCGCAGGGTGCAGGGCATAAACGAATCTGGCTATTGTATAGGTCGCGTTAGGTTCGGCAGATATGCAGACGTGATAGCCTCGAAACTGACGAGCGACAACAGCCGTTGGAACCAGAACTACTGTGACATCAACTACTATGCACACTCATCTGGCCGTGTCTTGTACCGCTCTCACAACAATGCGTATGCGTATGGCGGTCTCGTTTACTCGAATGTGAACAACGCCTCATCGTACTCACACACGGACATCGGCACGCGTCTGGCCTTCAGGGGCGTAATCGTAATCGTGAGCGAAGGAGGCGTAGAAGAGGCAGCGTGAGCGTAAAAACGACAGGTGGAGGCCCGAAAGGGCGCTCCACCTCCCCATTGAAGTAGGGCTTGACTTTCTGGGATATATCCAGTATGAGGACTTTTCGCTGATACGCAAGCGAACCAAACAGAAGGCAGCACGAAAGCTGGCGAAGGTGAAGAGCCGCAAGCGCCGCCAGGAAATTATCGGGTCATTCAAGGGAATGGCCTGTCATGCAGACTGCAAACATCTTTTTTATATATTAACAGGTAAACACATGAAAAAGTTTAGTGAGATGGGTGTTTCTTACACCCCAGAGGACGGCAAGAAGCGGTTCCCAGGAAAGGTTGTCAGACTTGGCAGCCTACAGAACAAAGAGATTGAAATCCACGACTATGAGAAGGACGTTACCACCTCACAGGGGGAAGGTCGTTATCTTGTCAGCTTCCGTGACAAAAAGACGGGAGAGTGGGCGAAGTTTTTCACGGCATCGGAAGAGATGAAGCAAATCTTGGACAAAGTGAGCGACATCGAAGACGGTTTCCCGTTTGAGACAGTCATCGAAAGTGAGGTCTTCGACGGCAATAAAGTGAAATACAGCTTCACCTAAACGCTGTTTGAACATTATTTAATCACTTAACAAATTATCGAGATGGACAAAATTTATGGAGCATCAATCCGCCAGGACGGATTGCAGAAAGTTGGCCGGAACCGTTGGGACTTGTTCTATGGCTTCGGCAAGGATGAGGACAATGAGATGGGCTATAACTGGCGCACATCTTTTGACCATCAGCCGACGATTGAAGAGGTGAAGGAAACTATCACCACTCAGATCAGTGCGAACACACAGAAGGCTATCATTGAGGGCTACAAGTGGAAAGAACATCTGGTATGGCTTTCGTCTGAGAACCAGGCGAACTATACACGTGACTACATCATGGCAAAGAATGGTGACTTGGGAACCATGCCAACCGTGAAACTTGGCTCAGATGATGCCCCTGTCTATTACACATTTGAAGACATCGAGGAACTGACGGAGTTTGTTATGGGTATGCAGCAGCATATTCAGAACTGCCTCAACGCCTCCTGGACTGAGAGAAAAGAAATAGACTGGAGCGTGTTCAGCTAAGATGTAGGGGGATGAAAAAAGCCCCCAGCCTGTTAAATAGTCGTCTCACTTACTTTTTAACACATTACACCTAACCGGCGAGCTGGGGGCCTATACCTCCGCTTCCGGTTAGGTGTTTTATGTATATAAGTTAAGTGAGACGGTGCAAAGGTACGAAAAATAATTGAGATGAAAGTATTTGAGGCAATAAAATTGACGGAAAGCACCCTAATTGCCCTCAGAAATGCCAATGTGGGAACGGGTGACGTGGAATATATCAAACTGTATGAAGAGTTTCGTGATCTGCAAGGTGACGGACTAAAGGTGTCATATTGCGTGGCGTTCCTGGCTGAGAAGTATCAGCATCAGGAAGGTCTATGACCTGATACGGAAGTTCAAAAGCGACTGCAAAATGTCTGCACCATGATTTTGGCTTTCCTGATAGTGGCAGGCTAATTTGTTCGTAACTTTGCAGAAACTTAAATATCAAGCGTTATGAACAAATACTACGACATGCTGGACAAGATCCTTTCCAATGGAAAGATGCAGCACAACAAAAAGGGAGATATTAAGTATCTCCTGAACGAACAAATGTCTTTGAGCCCTGCTGACCTCTTGGATATATTCGAGAGCCACAGTATAGCCAGAAAGAAGCTCAAAAGCGAACTACAACTATTTATGCAGGGTGAAAGACAAGTTGAGAAGTATCGTGATGTGGGAATAAACTGGTGGGACTATTGCGGTTCAGTCCTTGTGAACAGCTATCCAACCTATTTTGAAAAATTGCCTCCGCTCATTGCCAAGATTAACCGTGAGAAGCGCAACAGCAAGAACTATGTGCTGTTCCTTGGCTCAACGGACGCAGAGAGCAACCAAGCACCTTGCCTGAGTCTTGTGCAGTTCCAAATTGATGAAGGCGAACTGGTTGTTTCTGCATACCAGCGAAGCAGTGACGCGAACTTAGGTTTGCCGTCAGACATTTATCATCTTTATTTGATGGCAAGACAGATTGATTTGCCTTTGAAGTCAATAACACTTAATCTCGGAAACGTTCATATCTATGCAAGCAATCTGGAGAGAACAAGAAACTTGCTCAATGGAGATGAGAACGTGAAATTTGACCTCAATGTGTGAGGACACAAAGCATCAACTTAACAGGTACAAAGGTACGAAAATTCCTTGAAATACGCAAGTTTTTAGACGAAAAAAAGAGCCTCGAAAGTGATTATTTTCAAGGCTCTTTTTATGATGCTTTTGAGCGAGTTTTTTGTGTCTCAAATGCTGTTTTCCCGTTGATAAAATGCTTTTCAAATCACATTTCGTTTTTGGTGGAGAAAAACACATTTCGTTTTTGAAAAGCGTCGCAAATCGTTTTGCCGTGCTTAGAAGAAAGCCCGTTTCATCATGTATAATGACTCTCTATATGTGAATTGTCGTGAGATGAAGGTTGAAGGGAATGTGTTGGGGAATTGGTACTCATCTGCTATGGCTTATGACAGGGGACGCTTTCTGTTCATTGCCCTAAGCACTAACGCACGGTCAAATACCGCTGGCGCAGCCTTCATGTTTGGATT